CCCATTTTCCCTCCATCCATTCATTTTCCGGTAGCGCATGGATATGCTTTGCCTTAAATAATATTTCTCTTTTCATCTGTGCTTCCGCCTTTCTTTCATGTGCTTCAGAATTTCTTTTTTTATCATCTTGGCGTATTTTGGATGATCGCATCCAAACATAATGCATCCGTTATACTTTGTGCCATTGCCCGGATCGTCATGATCTACACTCAACTTGCAATTTTCCGGACAGCACTCGCCAACATCATGTTCTTTGCAATATTCTCCCATTGCCAGTAAGAAGTCTTCGATCTTAACTTTCATCCAGTCCACCTCGCTTCACTATTTCAATTGCCATATTTATAGCGTGCTCTTCACTCATATCTCCATCCCAGCACTCATTGAGACATTCGCAATATCCGCAGTACTCACAAGCTCCATCAAGCTTTAGCTGCTCTAAGTTAGAGACAACATTCTCCACGTCAAATGCTGTCGGCTGGTTATCTACCAATTTGCAAAGTGCATTAGCTTTGTTCGGTGGATAATTGTTCAGGATTGCCATTCCTGCTATCTGTTTTTGAAATTCATCCGCATCAATCAGTCTCATCAATCTCACTCCAATCAAATTTACAACCACATTCGCCACAATAGTTGTTTCTGCTCTCTGCATCTGACATTACCTGTTTTCCACACAATGGACATTCGTAGTCGATATCTCCGTTCAGTTCGTCTAAGATGATCGGCTTTACTGGAATCTGCTTTTCCAACGCAACGAGAGCCATTCGCACAGCTGCATCATGCTTTCTTGCGCTGACAGCTGCTTTTGGAACATCTGTATGTATGTCTTTCTCCAATATATCCATAGCTTCTTTAATTTCCATCTTCAACCTCCTTATACGGTTCCGGTAACGGCATCCATGCTATTACTTCGTCCAAAATATCAACTTCTTCGTCTGTCCATTCTCTTCCATCCCAGTAGCCGATAAACGGTTGTGCAACACGTCTAGTCTGCACAATGTAGTCATCGGAATCACCGTCAATCTCTGGCTTCTTCGGAAGTCTCTCACTTACTGGAATCCAGTCGTTTTCTCTTTCTACTAATTCAAAATATTTTTCTCTATATTCAAGAGCAACGTCCAAACGATAAGAGCTATATCCAATGTGATAGCATTTATCACCCACTTCTCTATACTTATTTTCGTAATATGGCTTGTCTCCGTGCGTAGTCACTATGGTATCAATGCTGTCTACCTTTATCTTTTCCCCTGGTTTATTTCCTATCGGCTCATATGTCTTATCCATATCATTCTCCCTTTCTGTACGGCTCTGGTAGTGGCATCCAGGCATTCACAAAAAATCCATAGCTTGAATATGATTTTTCATTATCTCCTGGATAGAATGTACCACCCTCGCCATTTTCTTCGTACCTTGCGATATCTGGCATTGTGGAGTTTTTAAATGATACCAGTATGTAGCTTTCATCTTCCGGCAATCTCTCGCTTATTGGAATCCACTGAGTTTCTTTCAACGCATGTATCCCCATTTTAATGGCTTCTACCGTTTCCTCAGACCAGCCCCATTCAAGATGCTTCACTAATCTATCTATTGCTTGTTGATTATTCATCTTCAGCCTCCTCTTCTTTTGGAAATTGAAAAATAAAAGTTTCAGAAATTTGATCTCTTACCTTTCCCTCTTTTCGTCTTGTATTTTGCATAAATCTTTTCGCCTCTTCTGCCTTTATATAATTTTCTTATTGCCGATCCAAGTCCATTTTCCATATCCTCGGCAGTCTGCTCCCATGTACCTTCTGCTTCTCCCAACAGTTCAACTGAATCAGATACATAATCAATCAGCTTTTCAATCTCCAAATCTGTGAAATAAATACTCCGTCCCATTTGCTTTACCACCCCATATCATTACGGTATCCAATTGCACTTGGATTTACCATGTATGATCTTTTCAGCTCCGATTCATCCAATTGGTGTTTCAACTGGCTTACTTTTTTCTTTAGTGCCCGGTTTTCTTTTAATACTGCCATGAGTTTGCAGCTATCTTTCTGATCACATTTCGTATCTTCTGAATAGTTTTCACACATCAGGCATACTTCTTTTTCAGTCATTGTTACCCCTTCCTGCGCCACGATTCCACGCCTTCCATTCCTTCTTTACTTGTCAACTGCTGCCACTCCCAGTTTATATAGCTCCTCACAATCCCTTTCTGATTCCTGACCTGCACATGGTGCGGATAGATTCCAAGAATCGTGACTTTTTCCGTGGCGAGTCTGGTTTTACCTCCCTTCTGGGAGATCCTGCGCCTTAACTGTACTTTGTCTCCAACTTTCATTTTTTTGTTCCTTTCCGTCTTACCTTGCGCATTTTCTTGCTTACCGAGTATATGAACGCCCGCATATTGCCGGGTTTAGTCGTCTTCCTCTTCATCTTTCTCACCCTCCCGGTTCTCTAAAATGATTCCATTTGCATTTATGTCTCCGTCCGCTTTTACCATAATGTACCTTTCTCCGTTAATCGTCTCTAAGGTAACAAGGTCCGTTCTGTCTGCGCTTACTGTTACATGTGCATCCGGAAGACCAATCTCAAATGTCTTCGTGCTCACTGTGTTGTCCGCATCGATTTCGGCCGCGTCACAGTCTTTTGTTTTTTCTGCTGCCAGTTCCGGATCTATCCCGATGCTTTTTAATACGTTTTCCAGCTCCGCGCCTTTTAATATCCGGTTGTTGGATTCTGCTTTTATTTCACGGATTCTTCCAAGGTAATGATAAATATCTTTCGCCTATTCCAGACTTACTTTTCCGTCTGCTGCATTTAACCCTTCCCTAAAAGCTTCTTTTTGCTCTTTTGGTGTGGATGGCATCCCGCATCGGAGTGTCTGCGTGATCAGGCCTGCGTCCGGTTTATCCGGAACTTTGCTGTAGTACCAGATATGTTCCGGATCTCCATGGCGGTCTGTAAATGCCGGATATAAAAATCCTTGTGTCGGCATACTTACTACCCAGTCTCTTGTACGTTCCTGAATATCTGCCAGTTCTGGTTTATAAGATAATCCTGCTGCCGATAAGCTTACCGGGCAGATACATCCGATCATGTACTCATAAACCTCTTCACTTTCATCCAGATCCGCTCCGTCCATGGCAATTCCCGGAATGTCGTAGATTCCACTGGCAATTAGAATCAAAGAATACTCTTTATTCAATATGCCAATAGACTCTGCAATCTCTTCCAGGAATATCTGGCGTACATCATTGTCTTCTAACCCTGTTTTTACAATCGTGGCCAGATGTTGCTTTCTTGTTTCCTCTTTAAAATCCAGCTGAAACATAGTTCTTCCAGGCTTTCCAGATAAAACTTTTTTTAAGATATCCAAGTATTTGAATGTTTCCGTCTCTTCGAGGTTTAAAAAGTTTTTGACAAATTCCAACCTGCAGTTCCGGTCATTATCTACGATATATCCGGTTATCCTTGTGATATTGTACCTGTCTATTGTTAGAGTTCTTTTGATCTCCAGTAACTCTTTCTTCATGTCGCTCCTTTCTGGCTGCCGCACCGGGCAGCCATGCACTCTGCGAAATTGTGATATATTAACTTCCTGTGGTGCCTATAAATAATTCTTTCCGGCGTTTTTCATCCATTCTTCCCTTGTATGGGTTCTTTCGTAAACCTCCTGGGCTTTCGCCATCAGGATCCGTGCGTTCTTGGCATTGTTATGGACTGCTGCCGGTCCGTTTCGGTGATGTTCCAGGCAGAGATTTACTTTTAACCCTTCCGCCTCTGCAAATGCATGGGTGTTGCCAAACAAAACATGATGCTCTTCCAGATATGGCTTGTATGTAAAATCTCCATCCAGTAACATGCACAGGTAGCACCGGCGGTCGCCTTTTGGCTGCATGATGCTTTTTTTGTGCTTCTTACGTTTCTTCTGTTTGGTTGGTTTCGGAAACATCATATTCACCAGATAACACCTCCCCGTTTTGATCTACTTTTTCGTTTAAATACAGATACCATTCCTGTGAACTGTGTACTTTTTGGGTTGTCTCTGCAAGGTACAAAGCCGCATGATACAAGGGAATTGTCTGGAGATATTCCCGGCGGGTTAATTTGATTTTTGGAAATGTGGCCAGATATTCTTCTACGGTTATATTTTTCGGGCAGGCATCCGGTTTCCAGTCTTCTACACTTAACTGCTCCATCTTAGGACTCCTTTTTGTATAGCTCATGGTTGCCGTAAACCAAATCCGCCTCTTCTCTTTCATAACTCCAGCCATAACGCATTAAGATTTTGAAGCATTCCTGGTATCTCTTTCCGGCATCCTCTTTGTGTTCTCCGGAATACCCTACCAAATCCCCGATATAATCATCCATCATGTTGTTCATTGCAATTAGGAGTAACACCTGTGTATCCAGTGTTTGTATTTTTTCTTCTGCTTCTTCCTTTTCTTTCTCATCCGCATCATACAGGCTTTTCCCGGTAAAAAATTTTAGAACCATTCCATTTCCTAACCAACAGGACTTCTCCATCATGTTCCGAATCATCTTTTCAATGATTTTCTGGCGTTCCTCGTCTTTTAGCAGTTCGATTTTTCCGTCCGCTATTGTCCGGATGAATTCTTTTTTTCTTTCATTCATTTTTTTCTGTAAAGCTTTCAACTGCTTTATCTTTTTTCTCTGCCTGTCCCATTCTGTTTCAACCTTTTTTGATTTCGTGGGTTTTTCCACTACATCAATCTCATCCCAACCATCCATATAATACAGTTCTTTTCCGCGGATATTGATTTTCTTTGGTGGCTCTTTATCCAGGCTGAACGTTTTTACATCTTTCAGCTCTGCCGTATACTTCTTTTTTTTCAATCTCCTTTGGTGCTTTCTTGATTCCTGCTTCCTCCAGAAGTTCAACAATAATCTTTTTATTCTTCTCCCTCTCCCTGTTTTTAATCTCTGCTTCTACTTTCCACTGAATCTGTCTGGAGTCTGTTGCATCTTTCAAGATTCGGTTTCTGGTTTCAACATCCTCGATTCTCGACAGTTGGGCAAGGTCTTTTAGATTTAGCTGATATGCCCCGTTCTCATCCGTCTTTTCCTTCACCAGATCCCGGTCAAGCTTCGCAATCTCCAGCCTCCGGCGCACGGTTGTCCTGGAGAATCCGGTCTTTTCTGCAATCTGTTCTTCCGTATCTCCAAGATCTAACATCATCTGGAAGCCCTCTGCCTGTTCCAGGACCGTCAGATCGATGCGCTGCATATTCTCTTCCAGCATGGTTCCGACCTGGTCTTTGTAGCTCATGTCCTGCACGATCCGGCACGGATACATAGTTACGCCTGCCATTTTTCCGGCAGCGAACCGGCGGTGCCCGATGATCAGCGTGTATCCTTCATCGTGGTGCACCCGGTTTTCATCCCAGTATCCCGGAATTACCGTAAGATTCTGCATAATTCCTTTCTTCTTGATCGACTCACTCAGCTCTGATAAATCGCCCAGGTCTTTTCGTGGGTTATCCGGATGCTGATGGATCAATTTCGCATTGATATTCGTGATTCCACTGGTTGTCATTTCAAATTCCTCTCTTTCTCGGTGTTTTCAAGGTTTTCTCCTGTTTTTTATCTCATTTTGGACTGTAGTCTATCGGAATACCGTGTAGACTCAGAAAATTCAAGAGTTACACGGTGTTTTTGTGTCTGCTCATACAGTTCCTGCCAGAGCTCTTTGTTCTTGATCTCTTTTCCATGTGGTCTGCGCCACTCTTCCCGTTTCCATTTGTCCATATTTCCTTCGTTTATGGTAGTGACCAGGAACTGATCCGGCGTGTAGACAGTCACTTCACACGGTCGAAGCATTCTCAGACCTACAAGGATAGCGATCATGCTCATTCTGTGGTAGGTCGTGTTCTGTTCGGTCTCGATCTGTGCTTTCACTGCCGGTCCTTTCTTAGTCTCGCACTCCACCAGAGCGATACACTTTCCGTTTTTTGCTGTTGGTCCCCGGAAGTTTACCTCTGTGTATAGTTCTATCTTCATCTTCTCTCCTTATCCGGATCATTTCGTAGTGTCTGTACGGGAATCCGGTTGCTTTGTTGATCCCTTCGTAAAAAGAATCCTTGACTATGTAATATCCCTTTGGTGGTTTCGGTTCTTTCGGCCACCGGTATAAAATCTTTGTTTTGGGTTCTGGAAGCGGCATGTTTCGAGACGTAGAAAAATTGGCTTCTGCAATCTCATGATCCAGCACGCCCTCATCCACGTATTTTTTCTGGGTTTTCTCGTTTTTGGTAACATATTGCGCCAGCTTCCGGAACTCACCTTTTTCGTAGAGTAACTGCTTGTTTCGGACTTTCCCATGCCTCCATGCTGCAGCTATGATCAGATCAGTGTCCGGAATTCGGTTCAGAACTACATGGACGTGCCAGTTACCGGACGGGGTACATTCAATATTGCGGATCCAGCGGAGCTCCTGTCCTCTTTTCTTGTATTCCTTCTTGCAGAACAGGTAAAACTCTTTGAAATCCTGCTTTGCCTGCTTCATGTCCGGCGGACGTTCTTCTTTCGGATATGTGAGTGTGAAAAAGTAATCATTTACTTTGAAATACATCCGGAGTCTGTGTCTGGCTTTCCTCTCCCTGGTCCACTGGTTGACCTGCTCCACTTCCTCCGGTGTGGCTTTCTTCTTTTTGGCTCTCTTCTCTCCCGGTGCTCCATATCTTCCATCCAGATATTCCTGTCTCTCTATTACGTTTCCCAAATCGTATGTCACTCGTCTGATTCTCATAGCGTGTCCTCATAACTTTAATAGTCTTATCAAGTTATTAAAAAGGGCAGTCGCCCTGTAAATACTTGACTTTCCAGCCGCTAAAAGGTACACTATAAGTGCTTAGATTATTCGTGTACCTTTATGGTTGCGGCGCTTGCGATATTTCTTTTCGCAAGCGTTTTTTATTCTTCTTTTAAGTACGAAAAATTCATTTTCAGGAATACCATCAGAGCTTCCGCATCATCCGGTGCTTCAATATCTTCTCCGACTGCAATTGCAAATACAATATCCCCTAAGATTGGCCATCCGTGCCTGTCTGCATCATAAAAATAGCTTCCAAGGCGGTTGACTTCTTTCTGCTTCATTATTCCGTCCTCATCGACTAGCAGGATCATAGGCATCTTAAATGTCTCATATAAGGTTTTCGTGCTTACGATTTCAAAATGCCCGCCTACTGCTTTCTGCAGATCACGAAAATCATCAAAGTTTACATCAATTACTGAAATAATGTTATCCGGTGTTACTTTTACTGTTTTCACTGCTTGTCCTCCTTTATCCTTGCACTTTTATTGTCTTTACACCTTTATCATCCAGGCAATCTGCAAAATTCTTTAGATATGCAATCGCCATTCGTTTGTGGTAATCCGCAGTCTTGTCTACTCTTTCCAGAGATTCAAGTGTTTCGATCATCTTGTCAATTTCTCCCACTCGGATGCTCTTACGCTGCTTCTCTTCCGGCATGCTCCCTCGCCTCCCTTATTTTCCTTTTCCGGTACTGCCATTCCCGTATCCGGAAATATTCCAGTGCAAATGCTCCAGTAGTAAGTGTTGTGATTCCAAGTGCTGCATATAAGTAAAACAGCTCCTGACTTTTCACCGAGCACGCACCAGCCATCATCAAGATTCCGGTAATGCTTGCCGTTACGCTAAGTGTCTTTGCGATCTTATAAAACATTTTTTCATCCCTCCTTTGCTTGTCCAACTGGTACCGCTTACGCGGTTTTTTCCTGCTGGTATCCAAAATGCTCTACAAACTTTCTGGTCATTTCCATGACTGCCTTTTGCTTTTCCTCCGGCATCATGGTTGCCATGTCAATTTCTTTTCCATCAATTTCTGCAATAAAAATATGTTGCAAATCCACCACCTCTCTTTTAGATTATGCGATGCTGGTTGTACTTGTTGATTTACCCCACTGTTCTCTGCTATAATTTTCCTATCAAATGATGAAAGGAATGATTTTAATGAAAGCCTCAGTCCATGCACTCAATTTAAACCACTATGAGTCTGAATCTTGTGTGAAAATTTCTTTAGAACTCCCTGCAAAATGCCCTTGTTGCGGAGCTGCTTATTCTCGTCAACCCGAACACGTTAACTATTTTCAAGAATCCCCAGGGATTATGACAGCATACGCAACTTATTTTTGTCCTGCTTGTGAAACTTGTTTTTTCGAGGTTTACCTAATTCAAGATGATTCTCCTGATTTGCTTGGATTTCCAATCACTCAGTATCCAGCTCCTTCTGAAGCCACATCATTTTCACAAGAACTTTCTACACTGACACCCAAATTTGTAGAAATCTATCATCAAGCTGAAAAGGCTGAAGCTTTAGGTTTAACGGAGCTTTGCGGAATCGGTTATCGAAAAGCTCTGGAATTTCTTGTAAAGGACTATGCCATATCCAATCATCCAGAGTCCAAAGAACAAATAGAATCCTTTTTGCTCGGCAAATGTATAGCTGATTTTATTGATAACGAAAAAATCAAAACGCTTGCCAAAGCTTCTGCCTGGCTCGGTAACGATGAAACC